ATTTTTTCTTTTCTTCACTAACTTAACTACTGCTTCTGTTCGTGCAGTGTGAGGAAACATATCTACCGACTGGATATACTGGAGATCATAGACTTTTACTAGTTTAACTAAATCTCGTGCCAAGGTCGAAACATTGCAGGATACATAGACCATTTTTTCTGGAACATAGGTCAGAATGGTATCCAGTAGCTTATCATCTAAGCCTGTACGAGGAGGGTCAACTATCAATGCATCCGCTCGGTAGCCATCTTGATACCAGCGTGGAATAGTCTCTTCTGCTGTCCCCGCTTCGTAATGGGTATTGTCAAACCCCATTTTTTGAGCATTTCGCTTGGCATCTTCTATGGCTTCCGGAATAATATCCATTCCTCTGAGACTCTTGACCTTCTTTGCGAAGGCAAATCCAATCGTCCCAACACCGCAATAGGCATCGATTAGATGGTCTTCTTTGCTGACATCCAGAGCCTTAATTGCTTCATTATAGAGAATTTCTGTCTGCTCCGGATTAAGTTGATAAAAAGCTCGGGGCGAGAGAGAAAACTCATAGTCGAGTACTCCTTCTTGAATGCTCTCTTGGCCCCAGATAATTTCCGTCTTTTCACCATAGATTTCACTTGTTTTTGCTGTGTTTGTATTGACTGCAACCGTGACGACTTCTGGAAAATCTTTAACTAAGTCTTTTACCAGCTGGGTTAAATTAAGCTGACGATTCGTAACAATGATTATTTGAACTTGCCCCGTTTTTCTTGCTCTGCGTACCATGATGGTGCGAACACCGAGCGTTTTTCTCTCATCGGTGATGGGGATTTGGTGGTAAGTAAGAAGTTCAGCTAGGCGATTCGCTATCACTTGGGTTTCCTTATCTTGTACCAAGCAGTCTTTCAACTCTACGAGATAATGAGAGTTTTGCGCATACAAACCTGCCTTGACCTGATTTTTAAATTTCCGAGTCTGGAATTGAAGCTTAGCACGGTAGTACTTTGGTTCCTGCATTCCGATAGTTGGACGGATTTCATAGTTTTCATATCCTGCAGGAGCAAATTTTTTCAGGGCTTGGTGGAGCAAATCTGTTTTAAACTCTAACTGTTTATCGTAGTGGAGGTGCATGATTTGGCAACCACCACATTCATTATAAATGGTACAAGCTGGCACGACCCGAAATTTAGACTTCTTATTAACCTTTAGTAATTTTGCTTCAACAAAGTTGCGTTTAATAGAAGTAATTTGACAATAGATGTCTTCTCCTTTGAGGGCGCCTGGCACAAAAACGAGGGTTTTCTGGTAGAAACCGATTCCCTCACCATTGATGCCCATCCGCTTGATTTTTAAAGGTATTTTTTGTTTGACTTTCAGATTCATACCCCTATCTTATCACATTTTAGGGTATTCCGCTACCGCTTAAACTTTATATTTCATTAGTAGGTCAAAGCCTTGATACTACTGATTTTATTAAAAATATTATTTCTTTAGATTTTCTTAAAAATCTTTAAAAGTTCTTAAAAAGTTCACAAAAAAAAGCCCCTAAAAAAGGGCTACTAAATCGATGAGTTCAGCAGGCAAGAAACTAGCACGATTAGACGTGCTTTTTTGTTTCTCTGTACCTGGTACAAGTATAACATGAAAACTTGCTCATTTTCTAATTTAAAGCAAGTTTTTCCCTCTTACCCCCCACCCCCTTAAAAAAAACGTTAAATATCTGGACAGTTGCCCCCTCCCTCCGGTTCCCATTTCTGAAAATTTTCATGAATTTTCATAACGGGGGTGTTTTACAATTTTTTTCTAATTTCTAAACCCTGTTATTTTGACAAAACGGAACTAAAAATAGCTTTCTTGTATCTCTATAATCTCTTATGAATTCATTGTTTTACACATTCTATTGAATTCGCTTGCCAAGCTATTCCCTTACTCTATCAAGCGTTTTATAAGATGCTGTTACATGAGTTCACTGTTACCTTAAAACAAGGAATTCATAAAAGAATACTAAAAAAGATAGGCGCAAACCTATCTTCATTTTGTTTATTGCCCAAAGAATTTAGAAATAATATTTTTCTTTTTTTCTGGTAGATCATTAAAGACTTCCCTTTGTTTAATAAGTTCTTGCTCTTTCCGATCTATAAAATCATCTACCACTCTAGAGATATACTCTGTAAATTCTTCAACACTATGCCCCTTGATTTTACCATCTTGTACTAACTCCTCTAGAAGCAAGTCACTCCATAAAACCATATCTGGAGAAAGATTATAGTGCTCCAATTCTTTAAGAATGGCCTGCTCATAGTATCGTTGTTGCCCTTTGTCAATGTAATAGTACTTGTTTTTAAACTTCTTATCAACATTCTTGAATTGATATTCCTCTAAGAGTTTACTTCTCAAAAATCCATCAGCAGCTACCTCGTGAGATTCGATAGTGTAAAAGCTCTTTAGCTTATCTAAAAACTCAAAGATATTAGAACGATAAAGACTATTTTCTTCATGTAGTGTTGATAACATATCAGTAACTAAAGGTGAAATTTTGTTCTGAGAAAACTCCTTCCAATCTTTAAAATATACTAATGACTTTTCCCTGATGGCTTTGTGTCTATTCTCAAATTCATTTTTTAAATGATTTTCTTTTTGACGTGTTGTCAAAAACATATCGCTTAAAATCGAAGTGTAGTCTTGTTTATACTCTTCAATTTCGTTTAGTATTTCTTTTTTAACTTCCTCTTGCTTACTAAAGAATTCTGTAGCTTCTTGTTCATTCATTTTATGAAAGAGATTCTTCATGAGTTCATGAAATGGATTAACATAAACTAGATTATAGTCCTGATACAAAAGAAAGAGATTAATAACATCAGTGCTATTCATTGATTAACCTCCAATACCTGGCTCTTGATTTTTTGAGAAATCAAGCTCCCAGATTGCAGCTGACTTTTCATCATGAGCCTTACCATAAGAAAATTGTTTAGCTACATAGAGGTCCATATCTTCAAGTGCTAGTGTATCCTGATAGCGTTGTAAGTTGATTCCTCCACCTACAACTGCATCATAGCGCCCTTGAATGAAAGAAGTCGCCTTCCCTTTTTCTTGAGAGATTGAAGGAATGATTTGTAAATTTAGAGGTACCGCCTTGTTATAAGTTGCGCTATCTGTAAAGTTAATTAATTTCTTCTCGATCTCCCAGATTTCTGAGGGATTCACAACAAGTACAATTTTATTGGTCGTATCGACAAAACTAACTCCATCAGCTTTTACAGAATGGAATTTAAAAATCTCTGATACCTGGTTTACAGTTTCTTTAGGATTTTCAAAAGTTAATTTTAAAGCTTGTTTTTCTTTTTTAGGATAAGTAATATTTGAACCTTGTGCTACTCCCGTCAATTGTCTTGTTAGTCCTAGAGGTTTATTATCACCATCGCCGTTTAAAAACGCTTCTTCCAATGCTACTGCAAAAGCTTCTGTTAATTGAGTTCTTACAAAATTTTCAATCCAAATCGGTCCAAGTTCTTTAAAATCTTTCGGGATCACGATGAAAGCCGTTAACTTATGCTGGATTTCTTGTTTACTTCCAAAACTAGCTTTTAATTGCCCTTTGATTTCTCCAAATACCTTGCCCCAAACTGCTCCACCACTACGCTCTGATGTCAAAAAGTTTAGGCGGATTCCTAGGTTTTTTAGTCCAATTTTTTCAAGTAAGGGGTGTTCTGATTTTGTATCTTCAAAAATTCTGTCAATCGTCTCCTCTGGGAGAAGTTTTTCCACCCCTTTAGGGATATTCTTATCAAATTCATTAAAGAATACCATTTCATTACCCTTTAAAGTATTAGGCTGTGATGTAAAGCCATCTCCAGAATACGATGCAGTTTTAACTTCTTCAATCATATGTTCCTGCATTTTGTCTAACATATCACCGTAAAGTTTTGTTTGCTGATCTTGTGGAGCATTAGTTTTCACTGCATTCATAAATGCTTCTCTAGCTTGCATGTATTCGTTTTTAGTTTGTCCTTTAAGTCTCATAGTCATATTTTTATTTCCTTTCATTCTTAAGCAAAAAAAGGCAGAACAAAAAACGTATTCACGTCTTATGTCCTACCTCTTGTTTTCAAGTCAGTATTTAAAATTTTTGTTGTGTTTTGGTTTCTACCATGGTCACAACACCATCTACAATTATCAACCGAATGTCACCATATTCTGGTAACTTTACACTCTTAATTATATCACGGTTTAGGAAATAAATCCAACCTTTATGCAATTCACTCATATATCCTCCTTTCTCTGAAAAGGTAGTCAGTTTTGGGCATCTAGTGACTACCACTTCCACCTTACAGCCCCAAGGGTTTATAGAATGCGTAGTCAGGTAGTCACCTCTCGCTCAAAAAAAATAATAATAAACACCTTAATTCTATTTACTCTATATAGTTTACAAATAATATAAAATAACTACTTTTTTATATAAAAGTCAATAATATCAAGAGTTTGATAGGGTAGTCAGTAAAATCTTAAAAACTACCCTTTTTATAAATCCTTTTTGTTTAAAGGTTCTAGCTACCCTCTAAATGGTAGTCATTTTCTGGGTTAGTGACTACCCTAACTACCTTTTAGGTTTTGAATAACCTGGCTTAACACTTTTTCCAAATTTTAAAGATCGTTTGTGTTCCCAACCGTCACGATTTTGCATGAACTTCTTAACCTTTGCCTTATCCTTTGGTGGTACATTATCAGTCAAATATACCTCTTGGAAAAATAGGTTAATAGTCATCTTGCTCCTATCTACCAATTCGCCATATTTATCTGTATCCAGTTCCGCTGTTCCACCTTCGCTATTTCTAAAATATCCTTCATTCATCATGTCATAGATATAATAGTATCTTGTCCGGTCTGATATTGGGTACTGATACATATTTTTTGGATAAGGTAAAGCTAAATAGCGCTCCAAATCCTCAAGGGTTTCATCAGCAAATTTGTACCTACTTCTTACCTCATTTACCAGGTTCTCCTGCTCGTCTGTCAGCGTCAAAGACTGGTTAGACTTCCAAGCTACTACCATAGCGCCCCAAAAGGCTCTACGGTCTTTTTCCGTCCACTTCCTGTCCTTATAAGTGGTATCCTTATGTACTTCAGCAACAAGAAAGCGCCTTTCCCCTGTTAAGTCGTTCAAATAATCATGATCATTAGTTGCTCTCACGATGATAAAACTCTTGGGTAGTCGTCTATCACTGGAAGCATAAGGCGGTCTATACTCTAGTTTGGTTTCGGTGATGAACTTCTTCAACTCTGAAAAACTAGCCTTTTTACTGGCCACCATTTCATCATCAAATACACACCAATTTCTAACCATTCTAGCCTTGTCGTCTTTATCTGTGAAAGTTTCAACGGTTGTAAAATACTTGTGAGTGAATAGTCCCTCAAAAAATTGGGTCTTTCCTACTCCCTGCCGTCCAGTCAAGTCCAGTACAAAGTCAAACTTAACAGTAGGGTCAAATACCTTAGCAACCGCCCCACGGAAAAACAAATCCATAATAATACGGTTATATTTATCATCTTTAATATTCAGATAATACCTTATAATAGCAAAGGGATCACGCTGATTCACTAACTCTCTATATTCGCTTTCGCATGATTCCAGATAGTCTTTTAAAGGGTTGTAGCTATGCTCACCAGCCACCACCTCCAAAATATCAGCGATATCCCCTTTTTTATAATCTATCTTGTACTTTGTAGCAATATAAGCCCTAATCTCTCTAATAATTAGGTCGTCAATGGTTCCGCTTAAAGTTCTACCGTTCAATTTTGTCGCTTTTGTCACGTCAATTTCATAAGTGAATGTATTGTACTGTATCGCCCCCCTCAGCTTGCTATCTCCACTTAAAATCTTCTTAAGATTGTCCAAGGTAACCGCAAAGCCTTTCCCTTTGGTTTTCGGTGTTAGATTCAGACTATTATTATCCTCGTCGGTCTCTCTTGCTTGGGTCAAATACACCATATTAGGCGACGCTCTTGGCTGATCGTCCTCAATGATTTTATTTACAATGTCATTGCTATTCAAAAGCCACCTCCTTATAGAATTTTGTTGCTACTTCAAGGAAATAACTGGCTAATTCTTTCCGTCTGACGATAGTAGAAAACAAATCCACTAACTGACTAAAACTGTAACCATTCACAAATAGCAAGCGGACTAGTGTAGCCGTCTCATATCTGGTATGGATTCCATTACAAATCAGGTCAAAAATCCACCCTTTCAACTCCACGCCAAGCCCCTGTCGTTGCTCAGTCAACTTGTTTACTTCTAAATCCTTCAGGATCATTAGCAATTCAGGACTAGCCAAGGTAATTTCTAATGGTCTAGCTAGTTCCCAGCCTTCCCTATCACTCTTTTCGTCTCTGATAGCTACATATAAGCCTTTGTAACGAAAATCCGTCATTCCCTCACCTATTGGCTCGTAGTATACAAACTTATAGTGATTTCCATTCTTCCAAACTTGGGTAGGGGTAGACTTTAGAAAGGAAAATAATGCCAATTTATCAGCTGATAAAATCAACTCGATCACTCGCATTCTTCCACCCCCAAGAACTTCCAAATATCAGCCACTTTATAATATGCTTTTCTAGTATCCTCTAGTGGAGGCTGATACCGTCTTAAACCTGCACCTTCCCACTTTTGGAGTGTCTTATACTTTATATCCAACTCTTCCATGGCTTCCTGGGCTGAGATTAGACCCGTAAACTTTTGTGGTACTTTTTCACGGCTTTTTAGGTAACGCTCGATGGCTTCTAATATTTTTGTTTTGAGTTCCTCAATCATTTTTTCAAACATATTAGCACCCCCACGGTTTAACCCCTGCAAGCTGAATATATCGCCCGTAGTCAGGGCTTAAACTCTCACTAGGCCTTTCTCCTAGTTTCCTGTTTTCTTGTTCAAATTGGGCGCTTTTTTGGCGGTCTCGGTGGTTTAGATAAACCAGCAAGCCAATCAGTACCACGGAAAAGATGAGCGCCTGTGTATTGCTTAAATCTAGTTCATTCATGCTATGCCCTCGCTTTGTAATTTTTGATATATTCCCTTTTATCTCTATGCTGCAACTTCAGAAAATCTTCAACTTCTTCAGTAGATACTTTATCATCTAGAAAATCAATAATAAATTGAAATAAATTGGGACTTTCCACCTTAGTTTCAGCTATTAGTGCATAAAATTCTGATTGTGTCATTGCATTGCCTCTTCAAATTTTTCTACAAGACAATATTTATTTACTTGCCGAGTCCCATTTTTAGACTTAAAAATGATATCCTTCAAGGTTATAGTAGCCTCTAAATACTCCTTTTCGGCATGTTCTATATATGCCTGTTGCTCTGCTTCGTTGTCAAAAAAATACTTAGCTTGACGTTTAAAGAATGCTTGTCGCATAGCGTCCATTTCAA